ATGACCTGTAGCGATGGCATGACCTGTAACCATTGCCAGATCAACGGCTGCTCCGTTGGTGAGGTCCATCACATGACCTGTAGCGATGGCATGACCTGTAACCATTGCCAGATCAACGGCTGCTCCGCTGGTGAGGTCCATCACATGACCTGTAGCGATGGCGTGACCTGTAACCATTGCCAGATCAACGGCTGCTCCGACCGGTTCAACAGTATAATTATTGAATTTTAGTTTTGTACCGTTAAATTGGTACATGTAAAACGATGACCCACCAGCGTTTGAAACATCGCTATCAGTAGTTGTGACAGTGGTTGGATTTCCCTCAATACCAAGGGTGATATCATTACCATCACACTCTAAATATAAAACTGACCCCGCTGGCGGAGGAGTTCCACCAATGGAAACTTCATCAATAAAAACTTCAACACCCGCAACAACTTTGTATAAATATAAAAACCAATCACTGTCATAAAATAACCCACCAAACCAAAAATTTTCGAATGCCGCATCAGCACGAGCAGTAACATTGAATGCCCCGGTGTTTGATCCAATATCAAAATCAACTTTAACCCTGACGTTAGAACTCGTGATATTATCATCAAGTTGTGCGCCACTCTCTTCATCAAGATTTGTTACTTCTAAATAACCGGGTGATACAGTGCGTAAATTGCCATAGTCAACCGTCCAACTTGAATTACCATCACTTGTGCTGGAACCATTCAAGTTGGACGGTGACGAACCCCGTGTGAAATCATCGAAAATACTCACTACGCCAACCTTTTCAATTAAGCGTTGTCAGTAACCATGTCAAAAACACCAGATGCGGGGGGTGTAATCGTTAAAGGAAACCCGTCAGGTGTGACTACATCAGCGGGGGTAGCATCAAGCAATGCAAACCCTATAACCGTTTTATTGGTTGGCGTGTCTGAATAAATTACAACCCAACGCGCCGTTAAATCAGCGCCCGATGCGGTCCAAGTAAATGCATCAAAATCAAAAATCCATTTTGAAGGGTCAACACCGTCCACAACGAATGTTTTACCGGTCAATGTTACACCACCCGTTGTATAACCATTACCGTTAGCAACTTCATTGGACAACGCACCATATGTTGCAATTGCTGATGTAAGTGCGGCTGCTGATGTAAACAACGCCGCCTTAATTGTATCAGCCGTTAAATCAACAGCATCAGCAGCCGTTGCACCTTTGCGAATTTTGTTGATAATTGTATCTGTTAAAATAAATTTACCCATTGCCATTATCTTAATCTCCTATTTCTAAAGTTTCCATGATTTCATAATTCGCACCACGTGCACGTGACACTTTGTTATTACTATCAGTTAGTTTAACTTCGCTTTTATAATAAGTTGTCCCATTAATTGTTGAAAAATCAAGAGGGTTAAACGTTAAAGTGTATTGACCTTTATTTTCCACTTGGTCAGGGTCAATAACACCACTCCTTGCTAAAAATTCATCACCTGTTTCACTGTTGTATAATTTTACCTCAATAACACAACCTGTTAAATCAAGAGTTGATGTTGCAGAAACCCCTTGTGGGTTTCCACTAACAATATGCTCAACATAGGTAAAATTAACTGTCTCATCAGACCCTTTATAAAAGGAAACTATTACAGGTGAAAAACAATTCATAATTAAAACCCTTTTAAACAATCAATACAACCGCCTGTACTCGTATATCTAAAACCATAATGCCCGTGAATGCAAGGTTTTCCGGTTCTATATACCATAATCCCCATAGTCTTTGCATCTTTTCTTTCAAGTATTAAGTCAGGTGATTTATTCATCATGTTTTGAATATCACTTTTCACACTGTGCCGTTGCTTTTCACAATTTTCACATGAACCGGTTTTAACTCGCCGCCGTGATCGTTGCCCGCATTTGCGACACGGGTTGTTGCATTTATAAAAAGTTTCACCAGTTTGTTCCGCTGTTTGTCGTGCTTGACGATTTTCTAAACAATAATGACAGTGATTGGTGTTAGTTCTAATTGGTAAATGGCCATATCCGCATGGCTCATTTGCAACATGGCAATTGTTATGTATCACAAGATCAATTGCATTTATGATTGGTTGAGGGAAATTAGACCAATCAACATCACCTTTAATTGCAGCCTTAATCATTTGTCCAACATCGACTAAACACGCATGACAAGCATTGTTAATAACATAACGTTTATTATGATGGTGGTTAGCATCACAAGGTGTATCGCTAGTGTAAAATCGTGTTTTATATAAAAGTGCGTCCTCTCTACTTGTTGGGAAAGTGGAAGATTTACCATCTTCAAAAAAGTAAATGTGTTTCATACCCCGTACTCCGTTTTTATACAGGGGCGGTTTTAGATCAGGAAATCAGCGATTACCCTGTACCCCCGTACTTTTAACATACTTTATACCAGGTAGGTTGTCATTATCTTTATTATTAAGACGCATTATAATAATAAAGATAATGAAACATTTATAAGACAATCAATTATACAGTACAGGGAGTTCGGGGTAAAAATGGTAAGTGGTTGATAATGATACATTTATTTTTCCCGTATATACGGGGTTTGTACAGGGAGTTCGGGCACTATTGCACACTGTGAATATCTATGATAATTTGCACCTAATAGGAGTTGAATAAATGGACGTTTTAGTAAATCAAGACCTTGTGGCATTAACTGCTGATCAGATTGAATTGTTTCATAAGATGACAACACTACAACAAAACTTTTGCTTGTTAAAACTTGGCGGTTATAACAATGTTAAAGCTTATATTGGTGCTGGTGGCGATGCAAAATCATATGATACACAACGATCATCAGCGTCAACGATGGCATCTAATTTAAACGTGCACAAGTTCTTGACATCATTTGCAATACCAAAGATGAACGCTGCAATAATGGATCGCGACGAAATGTTAGAGAGATTGACAGCCATTGCGCGTACTAATGTTGGTGATTTGTTGAACTTCGTTAATTATGGTGAAGACATGGTTAGCCTTGAAACTGGTGAAGTGATAAGTGGTCAAACATATTGGGCATTAAAAGAGCAAAGTGAAATGACAGCGGCGGGGTTGTCTGCTATTACAGAAATGACTAAAAGCAAAGATGGAATGAAAATTAAATTTCATAATCAAATGGTTGCGATGAAACAACTTGCAGAATTGCAAGGGTTTGATGCTGATAAAACGCTTAATGTAAGGGAAGTGAAAAGTTTAAGTGACTTCTATAACGACATTGCCGCCACGGGGGCACAACAACCCACCACCGACACTTAACCCTGTATTACGTGATTTTTGGGAAACCCCTGCGCGTAATCGTGTTTTATATGGCGGGCGAGACAGTACAAAGTCGTGGGATGCGGCGGGTTTCGCTGTGTTCTTGGCGCAATCATGTAAAATACGTGTATTGTGCACTCGCCAATTTCAAAACAAAATTAGTGAAAGTGTCTACACCCTTTTAAAAATTCAGATAGCCCGGTTTGGTCTTGAAGGTGAATTTGACATAACTAAAAACACAATCACACACAAAATAACCGGGTCAGAGTTCATATTCTATGGTTTATGGCGTCATATTGATGAAATTAAATCACTAGAGGGTATTGATATACTTTGGATTGAAGAGGCTCACAACTTAACACATGATCAATGGAAAATATTAGAGCCAACAATTCGTAAAGATGGTTCACAAGTTTGGATTATATTTAACCCGCGTTACGCAACAGATTTTGTTTATAAGCGATTTGTTTTAAAACCGCCACCTGATACGATTGTCAGAAAAATTAACTTTAATGAAAACCCTTTTCTTAGTGAAACGTCTAAACGTATTATTGCTAATGCGCGTGATGAAGATTATGAAGAGTTTGAGCATGTTTATTTAGGTGTACCACATGACGATGATGAAGGTGTCATTATCAAACGTTCATGGATAAATAGCGCAATAGACGCACATAAAACAATTTATCCTGAAACCGGTGAATGGTTTGGTGAACGTGTTGTTGGTTTTGATGTTGCCGATGATGGACCGGATTTAAATTCGATGGCTAAAATGGATGGGTCAGTCCTTGTTGGTGTTGAAGAATGGCGGGGGGCAGAAGATCAAATTCATAAATCAGTTTATCGCGTGTTGAATGCAGCAAAAGCTTTCGACGCTAAAACAATCGGGTATGACAGTATTGGCGTTGGTGCTTTTGTTGGGTCGGCGTTAAATGAAAAGAAATGGCGTAAACATTATGAATTTGATGCAGGTGGTAAAGTCCACGATCCACTTCGTATTGCGCGTGGAACAAAACAGATAAACAAGGATTATTATCTCAACATTAAAGCGCAAGCATGGTGGCATTTAGCTATGAGATTTTTAAATACACATTTAGCCGTGACCACTGGAAAACGTTTTGCTGCGCGGGATATGATCAGCCTTTCAAGTGATTGCGATAGTAAATTGCTAAATAAAACAATTGATGAGCTTGCCACACCTCGCCGAGATTTTGACAGTGCCGGGGCAAAAGTGAAAGTGGAAAGTAAGAAGGATTTGAAAAAACGCGAAATTAAATCGCCAAACAATGCTGATGCTGTTATTATTGCCACAAGTCGGAACATGATGGCTAGACCAAAATTGAAGGATTGGATGTAATGGGTAACAATCAATTAGCGCCAATTGGGCATAACAAATCACCAGTTGCAACGGCTAATGATGGTTTAGTTAATGTACTATCTGGTTTAGGTACAGAAAAATCAAAACGAAATCATAACAGTTGGGATTATGGTTTGTTAAACAATTGGCAACAGTTGGACGCGGCTTATCAGACTAATTGGATTGCACGTCAAATTGTTGATGTACCCGCTGATGATATTACACGAGAGTGGCGACGTATTAAAGCTAGTGACGCGGAGGTTATCAACGTTGAAGAGGATCGTTTAAAAGTTCAAGCGAGAGTTAAAGAGGCATTGAGATGGGCGCGATTATATGGTGGCGCTGGTATTCTTATGGTTACGGGTCAGGATTTTGAAAAACCGCTGCAAGTGGATCGAATTAAAAAGAATGATCTTAAAAAATTGATCGTATTTGATCGCTATGACATGAATGGTTCGGATATAAACAATTATGATATTTTAGCGGATAATTATAATTCTCCCGGTTATTTCAGCATAGTATCAGGCGCACAACGAATACATTATAGCCATTTCGTTAAATTTTATGGGGATGCCTTGCCACGTAGACAAAAGGTTATGTTGCAAGGTTGGGGTGATAGTGTTTTACGTAAATGTATTGAAGATGTTGAAGATACGGTAGCCGCTAAAAACGGTATTGCAGAGTTAATGCAGGAAGCTAATGTTGATGTTATCACCCGCGAAGGGTTGGCAGAAGCTTTGTCAACCGATGGTGAAAAAGATGTCATCAATAGGTATGCCATGTTTTCGCAAATGAAATCAATCATCAATCTGGCTCTTTTAGATGCTGATGAACAGTTAAACAGGCACACTTTAAATTTGTCAGGTGTTGCACCAATTATTGAACAATTGATGACATGGGTTTCCGGCGCTTCCGGCATCCCTGTGACCAAATTGTTTGGCACAAGTGCGAAAGGTCTTAACGCTACCGGCGAGGGTGATGAAAAGAATTATTACGATGAAATTCGGTCATTGCAGAAATCACAAGCTAACGAACCGTTGCGATATCTTGATGAAGTGCTTGTTAGATCGGCAACGGGTGGGTTTCCTGATGATTATGATTATGAGTGGAACCCGTTAGCCAAGGAAAACCCACTTGACGCGTCTCAGGCCGCTTTATATAGGCAACAAATGGATGCGGGCTATCTTGCTGATGGTGTCATTAGACCATCGCAAGTGATGCGAGAGTTACAAGCCGGTGAGTATTATCAATTTGACGATAAGCAAATTGAAGAAACTGAAACCCTTGAAGATGAAAACATGTTTGAAGAAATGATTACAAATGATCCAGAAGAGTTAGAGGTCATGACCGAAAAAAATGAAGATTTCATTGATCGGTATACAGCGTTTCATGATGCCGGGTTATCGCATGCGGACATCATGAAACGTCTCAATGTAATCACTGTTTAAAGTGGTGTATTATAATTTGCTTGTATATAGGCCGCAATAAAACACGCGGCAACAATGGCAATAAGGATGGTTAGATCAGTCCAATTTTTACGACTGTACGATTTAATTATGTTCCACATTTTTCAACCCTTTCTTGCTTGTCAATTCACTGTTCGCTATCATGTTATATTACCTTTCCCGCGTCGGTGATAACCGCCAGACTGACCTTGTGGGATTTCGTATGTCTTACCGGTGATGCAATCTGCCAACACATGACCTTTATCGGTTGTGACGAATATGCTTAAAACAGTCACATTTTTTTCACCAAAATCAAATGAAAAACTACCGTCTTTATTCTGGTTAATATTAGTCATGGTTAGTCAATCTACAAATTGCAACCGATTGACGTTCAACGGTGCATTCAATACCAACACCACACTGGGGGCATTCATCAATCAAATTCGGTTGAGTTATTGCGTCATTAATATCGAACATGCAAAGTGGGCATGTAAAACGATTATCCCAACCGGGGTTGCGTAATTCTTTGTCAGTCATGGTCACACCCTTTTCAATGAGTTAGCACACGGACGCAATTATTGCGACATCATCACGTCCGTGTGAGACGGTTATTGTTGGTTATTCGATGTATTTTAAGACACGCGCCAGCAGCGAGTTTCAAACTCTTTAGTCGGGTCGCCACTCACTGTGAATTTATAATCAAGTTTTCGACCAGCACTTGATGCACTAGATGAAACCTGTTTACGAGGTTTATTAATGCCAAAACTTTCACCAACTTTCATCTTTTCAAAATTATAAAGACTTGATGATGTACGTTCGGGGAGTGGTACATTGCTGATAATTTCACCAATCAATTTTGGTGACTCCGTTGGTGTAGATGTTTTTACAGATGGTTTCTTATCACTCATTTTAGGTAGTCCTCTTTTAAGGTTGATAATAAATCGTCATTGTATCAAGGTTGACGATAACACCTTATTTCTTACATTAATTGACCGTCACGTCAAGTGTTAAATTTTAAGGACATAATTAATAGTAACATCAATTTTCTAACACATTTCAGGTTTAAAATTATCATCTTTGGTCACTAATTTATTTAGATCAATGTGTTTTGAATGACGATTACCATGTGCGTCAACCCATGGGACAACCATTTGACTTGCGGTGAGATTTGTTGGTTCGGCTATCCATTTTGGTAATTCGTTAGTCATAATGTTAACCTTTTAACCTCTCGTTAAACTGTGTTTTATTTGTTTTTTTTTGGTGGTTTTTGCGGATGATATAATTTGTAACAAATAGTTGTTTGTTTCACTAAATCGTCAACAGGGTCAAGTTCAACTGTTATAAAATTGGATAAAACTTGATCATCAATATAAACTCTACAATTCCAAACACCATTTTTAAAATTGTATTCCGCAACACCTTTGACTACAAATTTATCGCTTATGCGATTAAATTCAACAGTGCGTGCCGCGCGGGTAGTGATAAATGGGTTTGACTTAGGTTTGTTAAACATCATCTCACCCTTTCAATTAAGAGTATTTCGTCAAACAGCTTGTCAAGTTTTTCAAATGACTCTGCATTTCTAACATTGGTTAAAAAACTTAAACGTTTAATAACTTTCTCTCTTTTAGCTATTAATCTTACTCGTGCTTGTTGAGAATTTTTCACTCTTAAACGCTCTTTTGAATATTGTACGGCGTGACTACCAAGAAAACTGTTTGCTGTACCATATTGACGATGATTACGATCTAACATAAATGAAGAGTTATTTGACAATTTAAACACTGATTTTTTAATTTCAATTACAGTGTAAGGTCCATATAAGTAACCGCCAGAGTTTTCAATAAAATATTTATCATCAATTTTAATATTGTTAGTCATTATCTTTTAGTCCTCTCATCATTTTAATAACTTTTTACTGTTTCATTGTGCGGTGTAAGTTCCAATATACTCAGCTTTATCAGGGATATTATCAACAACAACCCAACCACCTACATTAAACAAATTATTAGGAATTTTAACAATTCTGGACATTTTCATAACACTGTTAAAGTCACACGAGTATAAAGTTTCGGTTTGATTATCGTGATCAATTAAACTGTAACCTAACACAATATTTTTGTGATACATATTAACCTTGTGTATTGACATTAAACGTTCATGGTCTTTTTTAAAAGTGTTGGTCATCGTGATAATTTCCTTGTGTTTCATTGTTTCGATGACAAGAATATAATCACTAATGACAGTGGTGTCAATAGGTGATTTAACGTTTGTTGATTATAATGCCAAAATTGTTTTTAAAATGTTTGATAAAGGTTTGGTGAATTGTTTTTAATACGTTTGTTCTAGTATCTCGTGACCGCCGTTTCACGTGTATCACAGATATAAATTTGCGAACAGCAACGATAAAGTTGACATTCGCAAATGAATAGATAATTGTATGCGTATCAGTTTTAATAGTTATTGATCTATTAAAACTGTCAATGATATAATGTATCAAATTAAATTTTTACCCAACCCCTATTGATTATTGTTTTTTCAGTTTCTACCATTTTAAATTTATCACCACACCAGTTACATGTGCGCCTATCTTCAGTTTGGTCAATTGTATATTGTTTACCTGAATATAAAAAATGCCCTTTATGATCAGGGTCAACAACACACATACCTATTTGTTCATAGTTTGACCAAAACCAATCTGTTATATTTGTTGACGTGTCAAATCGTTCTTTAGATATTGGTCTAAGTGGGTTAACTGTATAACCGTAATAACCCCGAAAAATACTGATGATACTTTTGCAATAATATTCTTGGTCACGCATGACACCGATGTGAATTGCACCCGATCTCGCACGCATTACAACAAGTTCTTTAATTGAGTGACCCCTTAACCATCTAAAAAATGATGCTGAATATTTTGGATTTTTGTTTGGGTTAAACGTTGCTTTGATTAACATTGCTCTATAAACTCCCCTTTGAAATTCTTGTGAAAAATTTTATCAACATCATCAAGTAACGTTTCATCGGGTGTACCTGCGCGACGTTGAACGTGTATCACAGACATAAATGAAAACGCTACTTCATCAAATTTGTCAGTAGTAAACAAGTATCGTTTAACTTTTCTGACGCGATTAAAAACTGTTATAATGTTATCATCGCTATCAATTTTATAATGTATCATTTGTTTACAACCTTGTGTGTTTGATAAACCATAATTTTAACCTTGAAATATTAAAATTGAATTAACCTACCCCTTGTGTTAATTTCGTGGCATGATTAAACCACCTGATAATATACTTATTGACGGGCATGTCAATAAAAAAAAACCTAAAGGGGTTGAGCTACCCAAACAGGTCGGCATTAGGTTTAATGCGGCATTACAGCGTATGGTCAAAGCGATACGCAAGGACATCACGCAACAAGTCTTACCCATTGTGCGACAGTATGGGTCGGCATATGCTTTAGATGCCGCTCCTATACCGTTTAAAGATGGGTATGCTGACGATATAATCAAAGCTTTACAATTAGTCATGACACGATGGTCATCAACATCATTTTTAGCAATTGTTAATCAATTGGCAGAAGATTTTGTAGTATCAGCGGATAAAGTAAATCTAAAAAAAATTCATAAAGATTTTGGGGTTGATATTTTTTCGGGTCAAGACGCTAATTTATCTGATTACATTGCATCAAGTATTTACGATAACGTTAGGTTAATAACTGACATAAAAGAAAAATATTTAACAGACATACAATCTACAATCATGACAAATGTTCGCGCGGGTAATCGCCCATCTGTCATTGCGAAAATGTTGACCAAACAATATGGTGTCGCATCAAAACGTGCAAAGTTTATCGCTCGTGATCAGACTGCAAAAGTGAATGGTGATCTTTCTGCAAAACGACAAATTGCGGCGGGGTTTGAATACTTTCAATGGGTTGACAGTGGTGACAGGCGTGTACGTGATAGACATCATGAAATTGCAAACAAAGTAACTGAATACGGGAAGGGTGTTTATCGTTGGGATAATCTACCTTTATCTAATCAAGGTGTGCCAATTAAACCGGGTCAAGACTATCAATGTCGGTGTGTAGCACGTCCTGTAAGTAGGCGTGAAGTTGAAAAAAATGTTACAGAAGGTAAAACTAGACCCGGTGTCAAACGTTAAATTTTAAAAATTCGATTAAAATCTTGTTTCATCACCCTGAATACGGGGTATCCATTTATTTCAGTGATGCTATCTAAATTTAACATTTCCATCATCGCCGTTGCTTGTTCCCACCCCATGTAAATTTCAAACATGCTTTTAGGATCGACTTCTCTAAGTTTACGTGTTACATTTAACATTTCAACAGCAAAAGATTTTGCATCAATCATTGTTTTGCAACGTGTAAATAATGATTACGGTTTACCGGTACAACATTGTGATGACGAAATTTTATAGCGTTATCAATAGCGTTATGGTAATCAGGGCTAATATAAATCACCATTTTAATATTGGCAGCATCTTGCATTTTAACCGTGTCACTAACCGCTCTATCAAGAGCATTGTCAAGAGCATTGTCAATTTGATTTCTCAAAGCGTGTTTATCAAGTGTCATAACGCTTCCTTGTGTCTAACATAGGTTCGGATGCAACTAATTTTGGTGCTGGTGGGTCACTCTCGCCAACCCCAATTTGTTGAGCAGTCAACATTAATGTCATTGCGAATAATTTCATTTTATCGTTGTTAACGCCAGTTCCGCGCAATACCCTTGTGGATAAAATGAAAAGATCGGTGGCGGACAAATTTGAAATATAATTGACCAATATATTTAAATCAGTATCCCTCATATGTTATTACCAAGAACAGGTGAGAAAAGCGCTGGTGGTGCACATGCGACCTTAACTGCTTTGTTAAGGTGTTTACCTTCTCGCTCGTGACCCATGTAGGTGATAGCCGCAGATGCAATTGCAGATGCAATTGTGCGCTCATCAAGTTCTGTTAGTTTGGTGGCTACTCTTGATGCAAAATTTAACATGTCAGCATATGACATTTCTTCAAGGCATTCCATCGCACATTTATAAGTGTCACCCATCTTCTTTGATCCTTACATTTTAAAAACCCCACCTGCACGGTTAAGGGGTGCACAGGCGGGGCAACTTCGCTAGATAGTTAATATGATTAAAGTGAGTTAGACCATGATGAACCTGCCTTTCGTTAGAGGATCACCGATTAGGTTTTAGTGCGTCATCTATCTAATCGACTTTTCGTTCTATTCTCTATAGTGAGAAAACAACTTTAAAACGCTGTTGACGATCATGTCAACAACTTTTTTTTTATTGACGGTCACGTCAGGTTTTACAAACAGTTTTTTTTGTGTCAGGTTATCATTAATTGTTAGATTAACGAGTAATTATTAACCATGAAAATTACCCTTTTAGATCGTAAAAGCTACGCAGTATCAAGTGCGCGGGTTTATACAGATGAGGGGTTTTTACGTGTTCCCGGCCATGTTGCACGAACCGGTGTGCAAGAATATCTTGCAGGTGAATTGGGTTTAACAGGTCGCAATCCTAACGATGTCATTAGAGTTAATCGTGACGCTAGTGAAGTTTTTTCACAAGAAAGTTTAGCGTCATATGCCGGTGCAGATGTCACTATTCAACACCCAACGGAAATGGTTGACATTAACACTCACAAGATGGTTTCGGTTGGCACTGTTGCTGGTCCGGGTATTCGCGATGGTGAGCGTGTCAAAATTGATATTATCATTAAAAATAAAGACGGTATTGAAGCTGTTGAAAAGGGGCTTGTTGAGCTTAGTTCAGGTTATTCTGCCGTCTATGATGATAATGTGCCGAAAGGTGCAGATTACGAATTTGACCAGCGCAACATTAAAATAAACCATGTTGCTCTGGTGGATACTGCGCGTGCGGGTGCGTTGGCGCGTTTATTTGATCATAAAATGAAGGTTAATGAAATGTTCAAAATTACACTTGATAGTGGGCGAGTGGTTGAAGTTGCTGACGCTGCAATTGCCGCCTTGATTGAAGATAGCTTGAAAACAATGAATGAAAAACTTGTCGCTGCAACTGCAACGGCAGAAAAAGCAACGGCTGCAAAAGATGCGGCAATTGCTGCTTTAGATGAAGAAAAAAAATTATCTTCTGATGAAGCGATTGCAAATCGTCTATCTACTTTGACAGCAGTGAAAGATGGTGCTCGTATTATTGCAGGTGATGATTTCACAACTGATAGCCTTGAGGTTGCTGAAATTCAACGTGTCGCACTTTTGACAGCCAACCCCAATAGAGATTGGAAAGACAAAAGTGATATTTATATTCAAGCTGCCTTTGATATGGAACTTGAAAAAAAGGAAAATGAAGACGACGATGATGAAGATGAAGGTGATAAAAAAGGCGATAAAAAAGGTAAAAAAACTGCTGAACAACTCGCCAAAATTGCCAAAGATGCCGCTCACAATTCAAACGACACAGTTTCGGCACACGCAACTTTTACAGCCAACCTAAATGATAGCTGGAAATCAACAGTAGGAGTAAAATAACAATGGTGGTTCAAACAGTTTATAGTGCAACACATGCCGTGGCATATGCCGGTATGATTGCAGATGGCCAGCTTAAAAATACGATCAGCAAGCGGAATGCTGATAGTGTCATCATTCCATATGGTAAAGGGGTTGTTACAAGTGGTGAAGATGCTGCAAAACTACCCGTTGACGCATCGCCCGCCACGGCTTTCATCGGTGTGACCATGTACGAAACCAATCGCGCTCAATCTGATGGTGATGTTGCCGGTGCGGTCTTGAATAACTTCTTTACAGTTATTACGGAGGGGGCTGTTTGGGTTAAAGCTGCCGCTGATACGATTGTTAAAGATGAGCCGGTTTATTTACGAGTTGGCACGACCAACCCCGGTGACTTTTCAAATGTAGTGGGTGCCGGTGTCACACTTGGCGTTTTGATCCCCAATGCAAAATTTCTTACAGGTGGTGACACTGGCGATCTTGTCAAGGTATCACTCGGTCTTGGAGGTTAATTGATCATGCATATTGTTGAAGTAAAAGATGTTGCTGGTAAAATTCTTTACAGTTATGACGCTGATTTGAAAATTGTAACAGCAGATGATGGTCTTGCATTTTATACGTCTCAATTATCTGTTGTTGAACAGCAGATTTATGAAACAAAATACGCCAACATTGTTTATCAAGAGCTTATCCCAATTAACACTTCTGACCCTGAGTGGGTTGATGAGGTAACTTATATTTCTTATGACGCGGTTACTTCTGGTAAGTTTATTGGTGCTAACGCCAAAGATTTGCCAGAAAGCGCGTTATCAGCGGGTAAGTCAACGATCCCCGTATTTTATGGTGGATTGAAATATTCCTATAGCATTGATGAACTTCGCAAATCACAAGCAATGCAAATTCCAGTTGACACTACAAAGGGTAAAATGTCGTTTCGCGGGTTTCAAGAACATGCGCAATCGGTTGCGTTTTTTGGTGACTCTGCTGTCAATGTTACAGGGTTGTTTAATAATGGCAATGTCCAACTTGATAACAGTGTTGTCAATTGGTTGGATGGTGCGACAACTGGTCCAATGATTGTTGCAGATATTAATAGTCTATTGCAAAAAGTTTGGACAAACTCCAAGCAAGTTCATATTCCAAATACTGTGCTAATCCCATCAACGTATTGGGCATTTATTGACAATATGCAAAACAATACGGGTACAGACACAACCGTGTTGCAATTCTTGCAAAAAAACAATTTGTACACGTCACTGACACAGAAGCCTTTGCGTATTCTTCCATCATTCCATTTGGAAAATGCGGGTGTAGGTGGTCTTCCACGAATGCTTGCTTATGAGTTGCACGATGAAAACTTGACAATGCGTATGCCAATCGTGTGGCGTCCAATTGCACCACAACCTGAAGGTTTAAGTGTCTCTGTACCTGCCGAATATAAATTTGGTGGTGTTGAGTGGCGTTTTCCCGGTTCGGCTGGTTATCGCGACTTTAACACCGCCTAATTTAAAAGGTTGTTAAAGTTTTTGATGACGTTAGGGTGGCAAATGTCTGGTCCTACATTGCCACCCTAGTTTACATTGGGCCACATAAACTAAGGACATTTGGACTATGAAACTTTTAAATAAATCTGCCCGATTAATTTCCATACCCGGCGAAACAACTGATAAAAAAGCGCCTGATGGTCGCATCATATCAAAAACCCCGTTGATGGTTTATGATTTAATGCCAGCCGCGAAATCACCAACTGATGTGCCTGACAAATTTTGTAAAAATATTTTCGTTGAAGAATTGATTAAATCTAACGACATTGAAGTTGTTGGTCAACCGAGCGGTGAAGATGATGAAACAGCGCTTGAAAAAATGTCAATCGCCAATTTAAAAGTGTATGCTGAAAATATTGGTGTTGATTTTAAATCTCGTTGGTCAAAATCAAAAATTATTGCTGCAATTGAAGATGTTACACACGGTGATGACCCTGATGATGATGGTGATGGTGATGGTGATGGTGATGGTGATGGTGATGGTGATGGTGATGGTGATGAATGATGGATATCACCAGTTCAATCATTCATGATTTTCGGAATGTGCAGCTTGCATTTGAAAGTGTAAGTAATTGGCCCGACCGTGTGGTTAAACTGGCTCTAATCGATGCTGACGCTGAAACCGGGGGTACTGGATGGGGTGAATACCCCGGTTTCAAGCAGCGTGGTATGTTCTTATTCGCGGCACATTTGTTGATTACAGATTATCCCACAGGTTGTGCCACCGATCAAAATAATGTGTCGCCCACCCCTAAATTCGCCGTGCAATCAAAAAGTGTTGGCGATGAAAGTGTGTCATACGCTAATGGTGCTGTAAGTTCTGCCAACATAGGTGACACATGGTTGTCATCTACTAATTATGGGTTTCAATTTATGAGACAACGAAAACATGCTGGCATGGGTGCGAGGGCGGTTTAAAATGGGTTTAAGTGTAACAACATCAGAAACCCAAATTGCCCGTGACAAGCTGCAACAAGAGTTAAAAAAATTTGTAACAGGTAAATTTGTTACAGTTGGCATACAAGAAAATGCAGGGGATCATGAGGGTGGTGATATTACAAATGCACACCTCGGTGCAACGCTTCATTTTGGTGCAGAAATTAAAACTAAAAACGGTAAGACATTTTCCATACCCGCGCGACCTTGGCTTGATGTCGGTGTACAATCAGGTGTGGAAGATTATAACCAACTCATCCAAGGCGGTATAGAAGATGGTTTACCAATTGATCAAATACTAGAACAAATAGGTGTTGTTGCTGTTGCGGCTGTTCAAGGTTACATGACAGAATTAAATGCGCCACCCAATGCGCCTAGCACTATTGCAAAAAAAGGGTCTAGTAACCCATTAATTGACACGGGTGCGCTACGTCAATCAATAACTTATAAAATTGAAAACGGGAAGCCGCAAGAGGGGTTAGATTAATGACCGGTCTTGATATGCAAGGTCACATTGATGATGTGTTTAAAAGTGCCGTGGTCACTCGCACAAGTTCAAATGGATCATACGTTAACGGTATATGGGTAAATAATACACAAACTACATCTAATTTCAACGCCAATGTACAACCCGTTTCAACCCGTGACATTGAAGTTTTAAATATTGGTGGTGAACGTGTTGTTGATCATCGCACTATTTATATTAATTCGGGTGATTTAACTATCATCAAGCTTGATGATAAATGGTTAATTTCAAATGTGCCCGGTGTATTTAAAACGGTTAAAATGGATGTTAGATCGCAGCGTAATTATTGTAAAATCATTGTGGTGTTAGAAGATGAATGATTTACAACTTTTTGAAATGTTACGTTCTATTATCATGATTGTCACGGGTGTGCCTGAGTGTGTTTTAGCTGATCAAAACAATCAAGCTCCATCAGGATCATATGCCGCAATTAAACCGCATCAAAACATTAATCAACGTGGTCAAGCTAACATCAATTACACAACCGTACCCACCGCCAACTCTGTGACTGTTGAGGTTCGCGCACAAATAATGGCTACATGTAGTGTTAATTTTTATAGGGCGAATGCAAATAACTATGCTAAAAAACTCTTGCAAGCGAACAAAAGACCAGATGTTTCCGCCATTTTGTTTCTTGCGGGGGTGGGTTGGAATAATGCTGGTCCGGTAAATAATTTAACCAGTTTACAATCTGCAAATTTTGAAGAGCGTGCCCAAATATCTATTGTTTTAATGTATGAAACGAGTGATCCGGTTGTTATAAATTCAATAGAATATACAAGTATTTCTATTGAGAATGAAGACGCTGAAACAATTGTGACGACACATATAAAAACACCTGACGCGCCTACTGTTTAATGGTAGACTAGTCATAACCTACAATAAGGGGTTTTAGAATGAGTTATAATGTTGATAATATTATTCCAATCAATGTGCGAATTGTACCGCAAGGATTGAGTTTTGCTAATTTTGCCGAGGCAGTTTTATTTGCGCCAGAGGCGGAATTGCCAGTAGGGTTTGACCCGGATACGTATAGAGAATATACAACATTAACAGCTTTGGCAGTTGATTTTGCAACCACTACTGAAACATACAAATCTATTAATCGGTGGTTAGGTGGCATTCCCGCAACTGGTAAAGTCAAAGTGTACGGTGTTGATGCAGCCGATGCCGATTGGGCAACAACATTAAACAAAGCTCGCAATGTGTTTTGGTGGTATTGGTCATTTTTCACTGCGCCGGTTTACGCTGTTGAAGCGGAAGTTTTAGAAATCGCCTCGTGGTCAAACTCACAGGAAACATTTTTTATGAATTGTCAAACAGGTGCCAATGCAACCGCAATTCGTGATCAAAATGATGTAACTGATATTGCAACACAATTGACTACATTTGGTTATCGCCTTGTTGCGACGTTTACACATGCAACCGACCCTTATGCTGGAATTGCATTAGCGAAATGGTTTGCTAGTGTTAATTATTCGGCTGTACGATCAACAATTACAGGTGAGTTTAAAAAACTATCTGGCGTTGCAGCTGAGGATTTGACCGATAGTGAATATGGGTCAATGACTAAAGTGACAAAAAAGGCAATGTTTTATAGTGTTGTTGAATTGCAAGGTTCGGTTGATAACGGTCGTGTTTTAAATACATGGTCGCATTCGACTTATGGTGAATTTGTTGATGATGTTGTCAATCTTTCGGCGTTTGTTAATAATCTAAAAGTTGCACTTTATAACACGTTAGCAAATTCAACAACAAAGGTTGGTCAAGACCCTGTTGGTCAATCATTGTTAATTGGTTCGGCAAAAGCTATTTGTGAGCGTTACATTACAAATGCGTATCTTGGTCCACGCAACTATACTGATCCTGATGATGGGATTGAAAAATATACAAACGGTTATGAAATTTTAACAAAACCAGAGGATATTTTAAACATCACTGATGAGGATCGCGACAACCGTTTGTCAGCACCAATGCGTATTAGGGTTTTTCGTAAAGGTGCAATTCATAAGTCAATTGTTGACATTGATGTATATTAAGAGGGTTGAAAAATGGGTTTAAATAACTTCTCAACAGACGGTTTAATTATAACTGTCAATGGTCGGGTCATTAATGATTGGGGCGATGCCAACCCTCCTTATTCTGATGATCCCATTGACCCCGTGTCAACTTTGCGGCGTGGTCAAGGGGGTGGCGCTGTACGCCTTGATAGAATTAACCCCGGTCGCCGTGTGACGTTGAATTTAAACCCCGGATCAGCAGATAGTACATATATGCAGGGATTGATGAACTCTAAAGCAACAATTGAAATGTCAAAAACTCAACTTGGCTCACTTGAAGCGGCAGTTGGTGTTGAAGGTGTTATTATAAATGATGGTTCAACTGGTCGCGGTGGGTCAACAATTACAGATGATCAGTATATGCTTGAATTTAATATTTGGACTGGTGGTAAAGGTGGCGACACTTAAAGGGTAGATTATAAATGGATCATAAACAATTTGAAATCGATGGCGATGTTTTTAATGTGGCACAAGCAACGGCAATTCAACAAAAGACATTGATGAACTTAATTGGTGCTAAAATACTTTTTTATAAAAGTACAAGTGGTGTTGATGAAATTAGCGTATCAATGTTAAAAGGCGCTTTATTGACTGTTGATGAAAATATTTTTGATAGAATTGCGTCAATTGTTCTTACAAAATGTTTTCGTCATGGGTCAGATAATCCCGTTACTATAAGTGATTTTCAAGGTAAAATGAACATTTACCTTACATTGATTGCCGAGGGGGTAAAATATAATTTAACCGATTTTTTTACATGGTTAGATACCGAAACTATGGAAGAAAGCGCAACCCTACCGCCGAAAGAGACGATGGAATAGACTGGTATATGATGACACCGTGTATTGGCATAGAAGGTGTTTGCCCCCCGCTTTGTCGTTACAGCGATTTAGTTGATGGAACTTTTACACTTGCAGATGTTGAAAGATTTAATCAAATTTTGACAATGCGATATGAGGAAAAATTACACCAATTAGAGACAATTAAAAGGCGACGGTGATGTCAAATGTTTTAACAAGCTTCTTAGTCGGCGTTGGTGTTGACTTTGACGAAAAGGGTGCAAAAGATGTTGACACGGGTCTTAATAATATCAAAACTCGTGCGCTACAATTGGGCGCTGTTTTAGCTGGTGCGTTTGGGCTTAAAGTTTTAACTAGCGACTTTGCCAGTGCTGCCGACAAGGTTGGTAAATTCTCAGAAGTGTTTGGGGTGCTACCCGATGATGTCCGGGCATTGGGTGATGCTTTTGAATTAGAGGGTGGCACCTTTGACACTTTTCTGTCTCAAATAAAACAGTTGGAAGAATTGCGCGCGGGTTTGTTGGTTGGTGATGCTGATTTTATTAGCCGTGCCGGTATCGCGGGAATTGACACTGGACCGATTATTGCGGCAACTAATGCAACGGAGGCGTATATAGCACTAGCTGACCAATTCGCGACCATGACACAAGACCAACGGTTAAACGCGGCTAGTGCACTAGGGTTAGACGAGGCGAGCATAAGATTGCTGTCTAAAGGTACTGGTGAAGTTAGACGACTTCAAGAGCAAATGAAGACAATCAGACCTATGACTAAGGAAATGACAGAGGCCGCGAAAGAATATAATGACGCCACAAAGATACTTGGTAATAATATTGGTTCGTTTGCCGATCAAATAAGTTTGACATTGTTACCACCTTTGACAGACGTGGTTGATGGTATGAATGACTGGATTGCCGCAAATCGAGAATTGGCGGGGCAAAATCTTGAAACAGTGTTGAAACCAATTGCAAAATATTTTGATGAAATCGCCGTTTCAGGTTCGCTATTTGCAACGGGTGGCGCATTAATGGCGTTTGGTGCAATGGCGGGTTTTTTACCAATCATCGGGGGTGCGGTCGCAACAATGGCTGGTGCATTATCAGGTGTGGCAATAGCAGCGGGTGCAATTTATGTTGCCGCGCAACTTTGGGATGTTACACCAAACCAAGCAGAAAAAGCAACAAATGGTGTTATGCCTGATTGGTGGTATGATTATATGTTTACACCTTGGTTTACAATTGGTATGCCTGACAATCGTAACTCATTTGATGGTATTGGACACGGTGTTACATCACCCAACGGAACAAGTGCGACAGCACCTATAGTACCCTCGCAAAATTTTATCATTGAAAACGTTATCAAACTTGACGGTAAAGTGATTGATAGGAGGATAAACGACGTCACTGGTTCACACTTAAATAGATCACTCGATGACATCAAAAGCACCAATGGAGGTTGACCGGTGTCTATCTTAACATTGTTTACACGAAATGCTCCCACGTTGAACGGTTTTGAGTTTGATGCGATTTTAGAAGACACCTTTGACGCTGCTGTAGAATATACATCTTATCCTATTGAAAGTGGCGCTAGGGCTTCTGATCACGGGATCATAACGCCTTTTCGGTGGCGCTTAATAGGGGCAGTGTCTAACAACCCTATACGGCCCGTTCTATCCGATTTCACGGGGGTTTTCAGTAACCTTGCTGAAAACAATGGTGTAGTTGCGGGTATTACAGGTTTATCGGCTGGTTTGATTAGCGGTAGCAATGATACACGGTCTAGTGAAACACTTTCTTTTTTAATCAACCTAATGTCATCGCGCCAACCCTTTGATGTGTATACCGGCAATATAAACCTTGTGAATATGGTTATCGCAACACTGCAAAGTATAAAAACACCCGCTGATGAAGGTGGTTTAATTTTCGATGCTCAATTACAAGAGTTGCCAACTTTAGATACACTTACGAGTGATGAACACCCGAACCAAAATCAATTACGAGATAATACACCGGAAAAATCGCAACTAGCAGGTTTGATAGATTTGGGTCAAAAAACAGTTGATGATGTAAACACTGCTGTTGAAGATTTCATTACAGGGTTGTTTTGACAATGAAAAAAATAGATTTACAAGGTGGATCAGAATATTCTCATCAAAATTTTTCAGCACAACTTGGCGACAATTTAATTGATTTTAATTTGAACTACATTCAAACTGGTCAATGGTGTTTAAACTTAGAACAAAATGGTGTTTTAATTGCTAATGGATTAATGCTTGAACCAAATGCAGAATTAACGCAACATTTAAATTTAAACATAGGTAAACTTTTTTTTATAGGGGAACAACCGACACTCGATAATTTAGGTATTAAAAATAGTTTAATATGGGTTGAAGATGCCTAAATTTTATAATAGACGTTGGGAATTATCAGTTAATAACAAAGTGTTTATACCCGCCACTATTGATGGTCGGGAATTTAAAATAATTTTTGAAATTGTTATTGATTATGGTGCGTTCATTTCATATGCGGATATTAGTATTTATAATCTATCGCAAAATACAATAGGTAAACTTTTAAAAAAAGGTTCGTCAATTTCACTGAAAGCGGGTTATGTAAATAATATTGACTTCATTTTTAAAGGTTCAATCATAAACGCTTTTAAAGGTAGGGTTGGACCTGACACGATCATCAACATCATTGCAAGATCAAGAAATCAACTAAACACTACAATATCAGAAACATTAGGTGTCGATGTTAAAATTACTACAATTTTAAAAACATTGGCGACATCATTGGGTTACCCGCTTATCATAAATGAAAAAGATTTCGATAACATCCAACCATACCCGCGTGGATATGTTATGAGTGGTGACCCACGATCATACCTTGATAAATTGGCTTTAACACATGATTTTAGCTATGTAATCGAAAACAATACACTTGTTATAACTAGAAATACATCTTTTAGACCCGGCACTCCGTTTGAGGTTTCCCAACGGAATGGCATGGAGGGGATACCGGAAATTACAGAAATAGGTTGTGATGCGGTTGTTAGATTATCACCACAGTTAAAAATAGGTGGGAGAATTGATGTTAAATCAGAGCTTTCTAGTTTTAATTATGGTAACTTATATTTTCAAGATATACCAGCATCATCGGGTAAAGGTGTTTATAGAATTTTTAAACTGCGCCATAGCGGTGATAGTCACGGTAGTAATTGGTCAACAGAAATAACGGCAAAGCGATGAAAGAAGCTTCTGATTTTACAGAATATACCAAACGCACCTTTCGTGAAATGATGAAAGATGTTGCCACATCGATACCGGGTTACATCTTGGCTTTTGATCCTGAAACGCAACTTGCACAACTTCAAATTGGCATAGAGCGTGTTGATATTGCCGGGGAAGTTTTTAATCCGCCGCCGCTAATTGAATGCCCTGTGTATATTTATGGTGGCGCATTCAGTGTTGAAATTCAAATCGACATCGGTATTGAAGGTGTTATTTTATTTAGTCAACGTTGCATTGATGGTTGGGTTAATTCAGGTGGGGTTGCACCCAATCCTATGTTGCGATTTCATGATTTTTCAGATGCTTATTTTTTACCGGGTTTAAGATCGCAACCAAACAAACTTTCATCATATTCAAACAACGGTGTCAAATTGAGAAACAAAGACGGTACACAATATGTTTGGTTGCAGAATGATGGCAGTGTTAAAATTAAGGCAAACAATGTGGAAATTGACGCGCCGGTGACAACAACATCATCGTTTATAATTAACAGCGGTGCGACACCTATTGATTTGACAACCCACGTTCACGGTGGGGTGGAACCCGGCGGTGGAACAACGAATGGACCAACATGATGACTGTTAGAAAGTTAGACGCTATAACAGGGGAAATCGTGACATCTGGCGTACAGTTTATAAACGGTCGCGACGAAGTTGCACAAAATATAAAAACAAGATTGCGTCTTTTTTTAGGTGAATATTTTAGAAATATACAAGATGGTACACCTTGGTTTCAATCTATCTTGGGCAAAGAAGGTACTTTGTCATCAAAAGATGCCTCTATAAAAAAGCGAATATTTGAAACACCGGGCGTTGTTGAAATAATTAGTTTTTCATCTAATTATGACTTGGCATTGCGAATATATGATATACAATCGCAAGTCATAACGACATATGGTTTAGTAGATTTTAGCGTTAATGGTACGATATAATGGGTAAAATCGACAATACGGGTTATTTGGTCAAGACCGAAAATGAATATTTTACAGAACAAAAACAGATGTTTCAAGATATTGATGCAAGTTGGAACCTTGACCCGTCTTCACCTGATGGATTAAAAATCGCAAAAGATAGCGAAACATTTGCAGATTTAGATGAAGCAGGTTTAATTGCGTATAATTCAAAAGACCCTAACAAAGCTATTGATGTAGAACTTGATGTAGTGTCTTCAATTACTGGCACTTTTCGCATACCCGGTACATCAAGCACTGTATCTATCACTATTGGTGGTGTGGTTGGCGCTGTTATTTATGCTGGTGATATAATCAAATCTACTGTTGACGGTACAGAATGGGCAATTGACGCAACAGTGACTATTGGTGGTGGCGGCACAGTTGTTGCGCAAGCGACTGCAATGGTCACAGGGGCGATTGAAGCTGACACTGGCACAATCACAAAAATAGTGACCGCAAGGGGTGGTTGGCAGACTGTTACCAATACAGTGGTTGCCGTCACCGGGACACCCCGCGAAACAAACGCACAGTTGAGATTTAGGCGATTTGTTTCTGTTGCGCGTCCGGGCGATAATCAAGTTGATAGTATGTATGGTGAAATTGGTGCGGTTGCTGATGTTAGACATGTTGAGATTTATGAAAATGACACTAACGCGACTGATGCTGATGGGTTACCCGCACATAGTATTGCGCCAATTGTTGATGGTGGTACTGATGCCGCTGTTGCTCTTGCGATTTATTTGAAGAAGAACCCCGGTGTATTTTTGCACCCTGCCGGTACACCTGTAAATGAAATAGTTACATCACCACTTTACTCGAACAACACGAAAAACATTACATTTAGTCGACCGGTGTACGTCGCACCACTTGTCGTCGTGGACGTAACCGACGATGGTACACTACCTGTAACAGCAGGTGATGAAATTAAAAAGGCTATATTGGCGTATGCTAATGGCACTTTAATTGATGAAAATACAGGGTTTAACATTTTAGGTTTCACAATTGGGGAAGATGTCACGATTAGTAGAATGTACACACCGGTTAATCAAGTCATTGGTAGCTATGGTAACAGTTACGTTACAAATATTACACTTGATGGTGGATCAATTAATGTAGCAATCGCTTTCAATGAGTTGTCCCAATGGTTGTTGGCAAATCTCACTGTGAATATAACATGACAATACCTATTCATGACCGCATTTATGCGCAATATAGAAATAAACCTAAAACGGTTGCGTGGTATAACATTGTTTCAAACGTGGGTTATGATTTATCGATTGCGTTTGACGGTGTTAAATCATCTTATGATGTTGATAGTATATTTGGTGAAAGCCTTGATGTGTTGGGTCGTGTCGTTGCAACTGATAGAGATACTTTTTCAAATATTGAATTTACACCTTTTGAGTTTGATGACGATACGGCGGAATGTGGCGATCCAGATATACAATGTTCAGCATTATCTGTTATTGCCGATGATGATTTGTCAGATGAATACTTTAAAACATTGATCAAATCAAAAATTTTTAAAAATAATTCAAACGTTACACTTGATGAGGTCATTACTGCAATTTTGATAATTACACCGGGTGCGGCCCCTGTATATATTATTGATAACGAGGATATGACTTTCAGTGTTGTTGCGGGTGGGCTATTAACGGAAGTTGAACGGCAACTATTATTAACAAAAAATATTATACCAAAACCGCAAGGTGTTCAATTTTTAGGTTTTATTGAACCTATTGGGATAATTGAGTTTGATGACGATACGGCGGAATGTGGCGATCCAGATGTACAAGCAGTTGGTTACACTGTGTAACTTAGGAGTTTAAATAAATGGCAATTAATCTAGCAACCAAATACCCCGGACGCGCAACAGCCGCTAGTGCCGAATACCCTGAAGGTTCGGCTAAAAATAGAAGTGCACCCGCGGCTGGTGATGGCACCTATTTTGAAAAAGATTGGGTAAATGATATTTTTGGTTTTTTGCAAAAGCTATTGGATGTCGCAGGTATGAGTGCAAACGGGTCACCTGACACAGTTCTTGCAAGTCAATATTTTGATGCATTGTTAATTGCGGCTGGTGGTCAAGTATTTCCCGCATATTATAAAGCTGGTCTTAAACTTGCATTTGGCACAGATCAAGCTCACGATGTTACGGTTTTCGGTGGTGCGGCACGAAGTGACGATAACACAACAGACATCATTGTCACTTCACCCATGACAAAGCGTATTGATGGTGTTTGGGCGGCTGGCGATAATAATGGTGGTTTGTTTTCTGGTAGTGTTAGTGCAAACCAAACATACTATCTATTTGTCATTTTTGACGCTGATGGTAATTGGGATGTAGGTTTTGATTTGTCATCAACTGCTAATAATAGACCGGGCGCATATCCATATTACACACAAATAGGCGCGTTTAAAACCAACTCATTAAGTGAATTTTATAATTTTATTAACGACAAGTGGCAGAGTGAAGATTTCACATACACAAATAACACAAATCCACCCATTGAAATAACACACCCGCTTAGTGTGATACCACGAAATTTAATTACATACGCTAGAAATGTAGTGGCAGATAATGGATATGCGCCCGGTGATATAATTCAACTGGGGACAAGCGATAGTAGTGGTTCAAGTTTTGGTTATGCTGTACAACTTGATACAAGTAAAGTGTACACAATTGTTGAAAACGGTTTGATTTTGAATGGTGTCTTAAACCCCGCCAGTTGGGTTTTATTTCATAAGGCCGAGGTTTAAAAGTTATGGAAATTGTAATTATAACGAGTATGGTTGTTAAAATTGTCATGGCGTTAATTGCATTGGGTACTTTGCGGTTAGCATTGCGAATGTTTGATAAATCATTATGTAAATCGTTTTCAGATTGGTTGGGTGAGTTAGATGGTACAGGTACGGGTATTTACCTTGGTTGTCGCATCCTTGGTGTTTGCATCCTCTTTGGTTTGGTCATTTCCTCATAAATATGACCGACACTTTAAAGCATCGGCATCTTTATATTTACCCGGTGTGAATTGGAAATTATTAAAAGCGCAATGTTACCAAGAAAGTCTTTTAAAGTTTGATGCAATATCTCCTGTAGGCGCACAGGGGCTTTGTCAATTTATGCCAGCAACTTGGAAAGAGGTTGCAGGGCAATTAAAATATTCAAAAACTGACAGTGCATTTAATCCGGTCTTGTCCATAAAAGCCGCTGGTTACTATATGGCGAGATTACGCCGGGGTTGGTCTGCACCTAGACCAAATGAAGACCGTCACAATCTCGCCATGGCGTCCTATAACGCTGGTTTTGGTTCCCTCCTAGCTGCGCAACGCTTATGTGGCAATCCTGCCCTATATGACGATGTAATCAAATGTCTACCAAATGTTACAGGTAGGCACAGTGAGGAAACTATTGTATATGTTAATCGTATACGTGGTTTTTATTTGCGCATGATGGCAGGTGAATGATGTTTGCGACTGTGCTTTCTTTTTTTAGCTCCGGGAAAACTCTTTCCCTTGTGGCGATTGCAACGACAATTATAGTGTCTTTTACCATTCTTTATGTCATGTACATTATGAATAAATCCGAACTTGACACGTTGCGTGTAAGTTACTCAAAACTTGAAGACGCGCATTTTGAAACTATCAAAACTTTTCAATTGGTTAAATTAGACATTCAATTATCAAATGATGCGTTAGCCAATGAACGTCAACGCCGAGTGGCAATTGATTTGATTTTTAAATCAATCAGAGAAAGAATTGCAAATGTTAAAAATGACGGTTGTGTTGGCCCCGCTGTTCTCGCTGTTGTTAATGGGTTGCGAGACTCCGAAGCCCATAGTAAAAATAAAATACGTTCGTACAATGATAAACCCGGAACTGTTACAATGCCCAAAATCACCAACACCACCGTCAAACTCAACTGATAAATCAATTGCCCTTTGGGTGTTAGATTTAAACAATGCTGGTGAAAATTGCAGAAGTAAATTAAAAGCGGTTCGATCAATTTTAAATAAATAATGGGTGCCGTTTTGATAAATTCTGATGACGATGACGAATTGATGATTTTGGAATTGCCAAAGTATAAAATACATCGATTGAAAAAAATGATTGACCGCGACGAATTTAAAGAAGAATTGCATAAACGAGTAAAAATATTTGTAGCCATGTTTGTGTTAAGTGTGTCAGCGTGGAGTGCATTTTATGATGGTGTGACACATTTTTTTAATCTAATCGTTAAAAAACTTATAGGTGAAACATGAGATTGAGCGCATTTGTGTTGCCGGGGTTGGCAATTGTTACTGGTTTAATGGTTACACAGGCGACAGGTAGGGTGTATCAAAACGTTGAGTCCAAACAGCAAAAAATTTCAAATTGTCATTGTGTTGACGTTTGCCCAATAAAAAGTTTTAGTCGCGCAGGATATTTACCAGCTTTTTTGCCTGATGAATATAAAAATCATAGTTTATATTTGCGCGACTAAATGATTTCATATCATTGCAATCTGTTGCTTTCCAACCTGCGTCAATAGATGCTTCGCGTATTTTATGCTTTGATTTTGACTTGGTGTGGATGCGTTCATCCCAAGGCGTCCCAAGGCTATCAACCTCAACGCCTTGGGGTGTAGGTTTATTTCGAATTTCGGTCATGACCATATTAAAATAATCATCAGTTAATTTAACCGCTCGTTTCCAGCTCCCAATAGGTGCGGTTGGTGGTGATATTTTTATCATTTCACCACCACTTTTAGTGACGCAATATCTACTCACTCTTTGCATTGGGATATCACAGTCAAAACCTGTGTAACGCATTACCAGTTTTGACGCCTTATTTAATTTGGTCATCATCATAAAATCATAGTCATCATCATGTGACCGTATGAAATCTCCAATATCTATACCACGTATTAAAGCCGCCTCCGCTGCTTTTGGTACAACTAAATGCTGCCATTTACCACTATAAGGTTTTTCCAATGTTGTCGGATTTTCTTCTGCTGTTTCATATCTATAAGCGCCAATACGTTTTACTTTACCATCTTCCTTGACTGCGATGTAACTGTTGACATCCCTGACCAGCATACGGTTATATAAATTTTCTTCTAAACTCAATAACGTGTAATTTTCCCACCATTTACAAACATCACGTTGATGGCTCATGTATTGTTTAGGGCAGTAATATGTTATACCATCGGTGTTACATTGTATCATTTGTAAACCGGGTATTTTTAATAGTTGCTCAACCAACAATAACTGCAACAATTGACCATTGATTGTGATTGACATAGTGTAAAACGGGTCATAGAACGGGCTGTGAATGCTGTTGCTATCACCGTAAGTGCCATTAAGTGCTAACTTGAGAGTTGCATTTTCTGACGTACCTTTGGCATATGATTGACGCTGTTTATACACGTCCTCATAAATTTCACAAAAGACTGTACTGAGGTGTTTGGGGTAAAGTTTATTTTTGATTGCAAGGTTTGGGTAAAAACTGGCAACGTCAACGTCAACTATTTGATACATGTCTGTCGTCTCAAATGTTTTATTTGAAACTGACGCGTGTATACCACCGGTGCCAACTACGTATTCAAACTCGTCAACATGTGTTTTAAACTTGATTTCACCTTTTGTCTTAACGATGGTTGTGTCAAGTAACTTCTGTTTTAAGCTTTGAAACTCCGATCTTTCAAAGTTTATGTATGGGAATATTAATTCAGAAAAACTTACCGACGGCCTAATTGTTTGTACTGGTCGTCGACCACCGTTGACTTTTTCATAACACCTAACACCGCTCTGTTCTAACTTCATTACAAAGTAATCTTTACCAATTTTAGTATCGTTATGATTGATAAAGTTTCGATTATATTTTATTGATAATTCTTCCCTATATTTTATCTTAGGTAATGATCTAATGTAAAAATATACTGTAGCCCTGACATCGTGTTTATTGTATGACAACAACATGTCTTTTTGATCGTTTGTTAAAACAGTATCAAAAGGAATTGTAAATTCTTCTATTGTATCCATTCTCATGCAATATTCTAATTGTTTAAGACTGGTTGATACATTTTTATTGTCAAAATGATGAATTTTGAAAAGGTCTATTTGTTTAATAAATCTTTGATTATCCCATATCATAAGTTTATATTTTTCATTATAACTTGTATCAATAATTGTTTTTGATCGTGTATAAATTTGTTGAAAATTTGTTGCGATGTGATCAATAATTGAGTGGATAACTAAATAATCATAACCAAGGTTATTAAAACCAATTAAGCGAGCATCAATATTTTTTAATGAAGAAAAGAAATTAATTAAATCTGTAAATTGATCTATACGATCACTGATTTCAAATTTCCACCATGTATCAGTTGCAGCGTGAACAATGGTGATTGTAAAAATATTTGGTAATACTTCAATATCATAAACATAATCGCGAGGGTTAATATAGGCAGCGGTCGCACATTTCTGTGTTGCTTTACATTTTGGGCAACATGATAAGTCGCCCGGAAACTCATTGCCGCATTGACACTTTAACAGATAATGCACAATCGCTGCCTTTTTTTACCCTTGCACCGGTGTTAATCCGGCAATCTGTGTGTCAGTCCAGCCACCCGCGCGTAATTGCGAAAGACTATAAACCATCCCATTGTAGTCATAACGTGGATCAACAGCGGCGGGCGTTGTGGGTGCCTCAATTGCTGGTGCAACTGGTGGTGTAGCCATTTGACCCGGAACAGGCGCAACAAGATCGTGTGCCGGAACAGGTGCAACTGGTGGTGTAGCCATTTGACCCGGAACAGGTGCAACTGGTGTTGTAGCCATTTGACCCGGAACAGGTGCAACTGGTGTTGTAGCCATTTGCATGCCACCAACCGGGGTTGCACTTGCACCGGGTGGAAGCGCCCCACCAAATCCAACTTCACTGGCGTCAACACCACCTTGAATTTCAGGACCATAACCAGAATGAGCAATGATTTTTAAATTTAAATAAATACCGGGTTTTTGCAATGAATTGTTAGATGTCATTTCACCAAAAACTTGAACATAATGACCGCGTTTAATCACTTGTTCATGTAGTGTTTTTGAACCATTAGCGTCAGTATATGTTGGCGGATAGCCATTTGAAAAATGAATAATCCAATGACCCGGCCAACCTTCACGGTCACAAGGTTTGTTGCCTTTTGTGTTTGGTATTTGGCTGTCGCCATCATCAATCTTACAAGCAACCTCGCGACCTTGATACATATACCCTGTAGCAGGGTCAAAACATGATGGAAAACTTGTTCGCGCTAGAGCCATAATTTTTTGACCCCATGTGGTTTCTGACCAGTGTTGTTCCGATCCTTTTGGTATACCTAAGCCAATATAATATTCCTCGCGAGGTTGCCCTGCATTTGGACCATGTTTAACAACTAACGGGTTGTTGTCAGCGTCTTTTGTTCGCGCCTTGTAAGCATCACCCGATAAATAACGACCTACAGGGGTTAAGATTACATTTGGGCTATCAGTGACAGTTGTCATTTTAATTACTCTCTTTCATTTTATCAAGTTTAGATTGGTTAAGCATTATGAACCGCCGAAAATTAATTTAGCTAATGTACCATCATCAGCTACAACTTTGACGCCATTTTTATTTGTTTTACTGTATTGACTCACAATGTTTTCATCAAGACCCACCGCAATTGCTTGTTTTGGTGTAATGACATCTTCCGGCTTTCTTAAATCTATTTTCATTAAATCGCCAATTGTCAATAATTCGGTAATTTTAAGTTTGTCAAATACTGTATTTCCATATATTGTTTCTAGTTTTTGACCCGGTAATGGGGCACCGTTTAACATTTCATATTTCGCTTGCGCATTTAATGCGTCATACCTGCTTTCAACCAATAATTTAGCATCACGCAACAATGATAATTCTAATGATAATTCGTTACCTTTTAACTCACTGGTATCATCGGAGTATTTAACAAGGTCGATTATATCAAACACTGCGCGTTCATTTGCAACACAAGCTCTTTTACCGACGCACTGTTTACAATGGCGACCGGGTGTCAACTTTCCTTCACCGCTTTTAGTCTCATATGCTGCAAAAATTATCTTATCAAAATAAGTTGCCATGTTTTCGTAACTGTCGGACCAAGTTCTTGATATACCCAACGGGTGTCTGGCTCTTGGTTGATATATGGTTAAATTTACCTTCCACCCGGACCAATCACCATTTTGGGTTATACCCATTAAGTAAATCAACAATTGATAATTTTCATAAACTTCAACGATGGAATGTCCAAACTTAGCATCCCATATAAAAATTTCTTTATGATCTTTGTCAATTACAAAAACATCGGGGTGACACCTTTCACCTTCACCAAAAACAGGTAACATAGTTTCTTTTTCTATTTGAACTTCGCCTAATATTCTTTTTTGATTGCAACATCTAAAAATGTCATTCGCATACTCAACACTCGCTTCATACATTTCTTGTGTGATTAACACATCATGAACTGAAATTGTGTTAATAAAATCACCCGGAATTGGCGCATCAATCCTTGGGTGGGTTATCATTTCAATCACTTGTTTTGCCAAGTCGTGAAATGTCAAACCCTCTTTTCTTGATTGTTTATTTTCATCTGGTAACTTGTATTTTGCTCGCAATGTTGCTGAACCTGTACAGTTTACCCAAATGTCAGCAAGAGAAGCTGCAATTGACACTTTACCCATTGTTAGTTTCAGCATCGCGTTTGATGTCTGCCCAAACTTCAGGAATTTTAGCCGCACCCGCTGCGGCTAAAATAGGCATACCACTAATGCCATGCTGCAATAAAATAGTGTTAACTCTATCTTGCGTTGTTCGTTTTGAAGCACACAAGCCAGCAATTAATGGCATAATTTCTGCAAATGTTGTCGGTGCAGGTGCAGGTGCGTCGGGTGCAGGTGCAGGTGCGTCGGGTGCAGGTGCAGGTGCGTCGGGTGCAACACCAAACCCAATTGTAGAAGTATCAATCGTCGGTGTGGACGCATTTGTCATGACTGTTTTTAATTCTACCTTGACATCATCAACAAACTTCGCAAAACCGTCTTTTGTTTGATCAGGTGGACATTTTTTTAATCGCCAAGTGCCTTTTGCGGTGGTAGTTTTACCTTTAGAGTGAATGCGACTATCCCACGGGATATTTTCACTATCAAGAACAACACCAGCATTGACCGCCGCTGCAACGCCTTGTGCGTCAGGTGTAGGTGTCGGTGCCGCTGCAACGCCTTGTGCGTCGGGTGTAGGTGTCGGTGCCGCTGCAACGCCTTGTGCGTCGGGTGTAGGTGTCGGTGCCGCTGCAACGCCTTGTGCGTCG